CGATGACGTGCTCGCCCTTGAAATGGATGCCCACAAACAATTGCGGGCAGTTGCGGCGGCCCCAGACCCGGTTGGCGGTATAGGCAAGCTGCTGGTCGGGCTGTTTTTTCCAAGCGCTGTTGGGCGTGCGGGCGTCACCCAGCCGTACCTCGATTTCGCGCGGCTTAGTCTCCCCGTTGAATGTCGCGGAAGCCGTGACGGTGCGGTCGTCGCCTTCGCCCCTGTAGGTGTGAACGATTGGCCGCTGCACGTTGGCCAGCGCATTGATAAGCGCGCCCGCCATCTGTCCGTCGATGAAGCGCTTGCCCTGAATAATCGACACATGCTCCATCACCGCCCAGATGTCCATTTGCCAGCGCTGCGCCAGCGAAATGGCACTGAGGATGTCGGGCGGCGACCCCTTAAAATCCTTCGGGATCAGCCGGCTACTGGCAAGCTGGTCGGCCAGTTCCATGGCTTCATGCAGCGACTGCGGGACAAGCGCGGGGAGGGACATGGGTTAGCCTCGCTTCACGGTGATGCTGCCAGCGCGGTTGCGGATGACACGCATATTTTCAAACTCGATCAGCCCGACATCGTCGGGGATGATGTCGCGCAGTTCCTTGTTGGCTTCGGCATACATTTCGGCGTGTGCCTTGGTGAACTTCCACACCCGCAAGCACGCCGCCATGTCCTGCCCCCAGTTCGGCCACACGCCCTCATTGTCGGGGTCGAGGACGATCTTGCGCCACTGCGACGGCGGGATGGCCTTGGGGAGTGCCATCGGCGGGGTCAACGTTTCAACGCACAGCCAGAACGCGGCCATGCGCTCCCACAGTTCCTTTTCGTATTCCGGGTCCGCCTTGATTTCCAGTTCGCGCGGGGCGGCGGTGCCGTGGACGACCAGTAACGCGCCACGCGCCGCTTGCCGGCAGCGCATCTGCACGATGATCTGCGGCGTGTAGTATTCGATGATGTCGTCGAGCGGGTTGAAGCTGGAACTAACTTTGCAGTCGAGCACGGTATCGTCGAAGGCGCGGTAGGCGTCGAGCGTGCAACCGATATAGGGCAGCGTCGGATGCGGGCAGAACGTGCCGCGCTCGGTCAGCGGCTGGCCGGTTTTGCGTTCATGCCAGTCGAGGGTGAACGTTTCGCCGTGTGATCCCCACTGCACCGCCCACACATCGGACAAGTCCGGTTCGGGCATGGCGCCGATGGCGACCTTCCAGCGTTCGGTCAGCTTGGATTGATCGTCACCCATGACCACCGGCGCAACGGAAGCGGTCAATCTGTTTTCGCGGGCTTTGAGTTGCGCTTGGGTCAGCACTGCTTACTCCCTGCAACGGACTCTGCCGGGTCAATCGGATTCGGGATGGCGGCTAATTAGAAATTGCTAATAATAAAAACTTAAACTCATAAAAAATCAGTGCAACAGTTTTCTGATGAATGCGTGACAGACCATAAACCGCTCGGCGGTAACTGGTAGGGGCAAGCGTGTTTCATTCTGCATCATGCTGTGTCAAAACGTTTCATTTGTAAAAAAGTTGTGATGCAAAATAGCACAAAATGAAACATTGCCGGTCTGTGTAAACATCGCGACGTTGAGAATGCCTCTCCCCAAAAAGGCATTCCAAAATGGCTAAACGCAAAAAACAAATACTTTCAACGCAGTCGGCCGTGGTCGCGGCGCTGGGTGGCATAAGTTCCGTGGCGCGGCTGGTGCGCCGGCGACCGCCGCAAGTCCACCACTGGGTGAATGAACGCAAAAGTTTCCCCGCCAGATTTTACCCGATGATGCGAAAGCAATTGCGCGCAAACGGTTACGACGCGCCGCAAGGGCTATGGGATTTTGAGCCAGAACAAAACAGTGCAGCGGCTTAGGGGTCGCGCATGGCGCAATTGTCGCTGTTCAAAAGCAAACGTCAGCGCGGCGTGAAATCACCGCCGGCCAAAGAGTACGTCACGCACTGCATGGTCGCCGACACGCTGCGCCGCTGGCAGATGCCGGGCTGGCGCTGGTCGCATTTCCCGGCCGGCGAGTACCGGCACCCGGCAACGGCGATGCGGCTGAAACGCATGGGCGTGCAAGTCGGCTGGCCGGATTTTATTCTGCTGGCGCCAATCCAGACATTTGAGGATTTGCATGAATTCGGCGGCGTGCATTTTCTGGAATTGAAGCGCAAAGGCAGCAAGCTATCGGAGTGGCAACAATCGTTTTCCGAATTCTGCGTGCTCAACGGCTATCCGTATTTCTGGTGCGACAACTACAAGGACGCCATCAACAAACTCAAAGCATGGGGCGCCGTAAAGGCCAGTGTGTCGGTATGAACAATCATCCCGGTTTTCAGAAACGTCTGCGTGCATCCGGGTCGGCGATGGTCGCGGTCGCGGCGCACCTTCACGCAAAGGGTTGCTCGGTCGAAATCCGGCCCATCAAAGTTGCGGCGACTGCCGGCGAAGCAGAGCATTTCCTTGATGACGGCGACTTGATTGTGCGCCGTCGCTACGAAGTCAAACATCGGCCCGACATTGATTTTACGTCCGCTTTGGATTGGCCACACACCGACATGATTGTTTCCAGAGTTGGCGTGGTTGATCGCGCCGGTGACGATGTTGCTGCCTACGTCATCGTCAACGCAAGCATGACCTACTGCGCCATCATTCCGTACAGGACAAAACCGTGGTGGCGCAAAGGCAACATTCTGGCCAGCAACACCGGCAATGTTGAGGACAACTATTTTTGTCCGCTCAATCAGGTCATCTTTGAAAAGATGCTGCCATGAACGCAGAACAAATCGCACTCGCGCTTGGTGGCAAACGTTCGGGCCGGCAGTGGGCGTGCTGTTGCCCGGCGCATGAAGATCGCTCGCCGTCGCTCATTGTGTTCGACGGGCGCGAAGCCGTGCAAGTGCGCTGCATGGCCGGCTGCGATCCGCGCGATGTCATTGCCGTGCTCAAATCGCGCGGCCTCTGGGATTCAGACTACGCAAGGGAACGCTGCCGGCTTGATAACGAGAGCCGCGAGACTCCCGGCTACGAAATGGTCGATGCGCGCAAGTGGGCCAAGCACTACGAGAACAGGCCGCTGGCGGCGCCGGCGTCCGATCTGGCGCTGAAAATCTGGCAAGAGTCGTGGTCGCCGTATTCGACTGACGCGGAAAGGTACTTGCACAGCCGTGATCTGCTACTTCCAAAGGACGCGAGCGTCGTTCGTTTTCACCCGGTTTGCCCGCGCGGCAATGGCAAACAGCCGGCGTTGATTGCGCTGTTCCGCGACGATGAAACGGACAGGCCGAAAGCAATTCACCGGCTGTTCCTGACCAAAGACGCCACCAAGGACTGCGCGATGATGCTCGGCCCGGTCGGTGGCTGCGCCATCAAGCTGACCAGCAGGGCCGAAACATTCGCAAGCGATCTGGCTACCTGCGACTGTCTCAATATCTGCGAAGGCCTTGAAACGGGTCTGGCGTTGCTGGCGTCGGGCGTCAAACCGATCTGGGCCGTTGGTTCGGCCGGCGCTATTCAGTCGTTCCCGGTGATATTCGGGCTAGGCGGCATCTGCATCTGGGCCGATAACGACGCTGCCGGCCTCTACGCGGCAGAGCAGTGCTATTCGCGCTTTGTCGAGGCCGGGCGCACCGCAATCATCAGAACGCCGGAGGACGAAGGTTACGACTTCGCCGACTTCCTGCATGGCTAAAGAAATCCGGCCTTACGTCGAAAAGAATTCGCGGCACGACAAGCCTGACATTTCATGGGCGCGCAAAGCCAACGGCCATGACAAGCCGTGGATGGCGGACGAATACAAAGGCCAGTGGGAAGGCGACCCGGATGAAACGCCGCCGCAAGGCTGGCTGGTCAAGGGCATTGTCCCCAAGATGGGCGTTGGGCTGATGGCCGGCCAGTCCGGCATGGGCAAGACGTTTGCCGTGCTCGATCTGGTGCAGTGTCTGATTCTGCAACGCGACTTTGCAAACAAACCAGTTGACCAAGTTGGCGGTGTGATCCTGTTCGCGGCAGAGGCGCCGTCACAGGTCCGCAAGCGCTGGGAGGGATTACGCAAGGCTAAAATCGCGCCGTGGTTCACTGAAATCGGCGAGGACATGAAGCGCCTGCCGTTCAAGTGGATTACCAATGTGCCACGGCTGTCTGCGGACGATGCCTACGACAAGATGTTTAATTTCTGCGAGCGTATGAAGCATGAACTGGCAGAGCAATTCGATTGTGGGCTGGTACTCATTGCAGTTGATACGCTGGCCGCTGCCGCCGACTTCAAAGATCAGAACGATGCCAGCGAAGCACAGCGGGTTATGAATCTGCTTGCGCGTCTGTCGGCAGCAACGGACGCTACCGTGCTGGTGGTCGATCACTTCGGCAAGGACGAAAGCCGGGGCGTGCGCGGGTCGAGTGCCAAGGAAGCCAGCGCCGACTTTGTGCTCTCGGTGCTCGGTGAGAAATCGCAAACCGGCGTGCTGCGTAACTCGCGGCTGGCCATCCGCAAGATGCGGGGCGGGGCGGCCGGCGATGAAATACCTTTCAGGCTGTCGCCGGTTGACATGGGCCGTGATCTGGATGGTGAGCCAATTGTGGAAATGACAGTACAGTGGGACGGTATCGTGGTTCACAGTCGGGCAGGGCGGCCCAATGTGTCGCTGTTGCCGCTGTTGGCTGCGCTTGATGATGCACTGGCCAGCAGCGGCAAGATGATGGCACCGGGTCCGGGGTATCCGGTCATGCGTTGCGTCGAGGACTCAGTTGTGCGCGACGCCTTCGCGCACAAGTATCCCTCAGTAGGCGACCCAACCAAGCGCGACGATGCTGTGAGGAAAGCATGGGATAGGGCAAACAAGCACCGCGAGGCGCGCAAGTTTGTGTCGAGCTACGCCGGCGATGGCAAGGTTTTGATGTGGCGCGTGCTGCCGGAAGCTACAACCGCCCCTGTACCCGGCTAACGGTCTTACCGGACCATGGCGCGCCGGTCGGGGTCGCAACCTTGCGACGGTTTAATTCCAGCGCGATTTGTCTGGCGCTCAATTCTGCCAGTTCAACAAAGACGGGTTTTAGTTCCAGCGCCCGCTTGGCTGCGGCCTTTTTGTTCTTTGCTCCAAAGTCCGGCGTTCCGATTCTGGCACCGCGCGCCTTGGCGGCCTTGAGTGCGGCCTTGGTGCGCTGGCTAATCATCCGCCGTTCCTGTTCTGCCAGTGCGGCATAGATGTGCAGCATGAACGGGTCGGCTTGCGTGCCCAATTCGGCGGTGATGAACGGCACCTTGCGCACCATCAGCGTCGATATAAACGCAACGTCGCGGGAAAGGCGGTCGAGCTTGGCCACCACAATCGAAGCACCTTGCTTCTTGGCTGCCTGCATGGCGGCGGCAAGCTGCGGGCGACGGTCAAGGGCGTCTGAGCCTTTGCCGGTTTCCACCTCTGTGAATTCCGCCAGTAGCTTTAGTTGTTCGGCTTCGATGAAACGCAACACCGCCGCGCGCTGGGCTTCCAAGCCCAGCCCGCTGCGGCCTTGCTTCTGCGTCGATACCCGATAGTAGGCAATGACGGCTTTAGTCATGGTCGTGCCTGTCGCTTCGCTTCTTCCATACGGTTGCGGAATTGTAGCTCCTGCATGGCTTCGTAACTCTTGCGAGTGGCCTCCCATTCAGCTTCGCGCCTCGCTTCTTCCGCCCTAACCTCTGGCGGATATAAAAAAACGTCGATCATTTTGTGGGCCAGCCAATAAAGGCCATACAAAACGGCAATCCCTACGACCCAGTCCATCACGCCGACTCCTTGGTGATCCACCAGACAACGACGTGGATGATGAGCCAAGCCAAGAGGCCCAGCAGGAGAATCAGAATCATTTGTTTGGTCCTTGGTTGGTTAGAACGCATCATCAAAAATGATCCACAAGACAATGGCGATGATGCCGGCCATTGGCAGGGCGGTACTACTCACCCGGCACCTGTTTGGGGATGCCGTGCTTGCGATACATATGAAGCAACAGTTCTAGCTGGCGCGTGACACGTTGCCGGCCGGATGCCAGCCGCTGAATCTGCGTCACGGTCACGCCAAGCGCGCGCACGGTCGCTTTGCTGGCAGTGCCAAGGTGCAATTCTTTAAGCGCTGCTAGGAATTCACGTTTGGTCATTGCGTCCCTTTGCATTCACAGCGTCCACAATCATCACGACAAGCCGGCCGCTTGCTGTGTCTAGCGGCTCCTTGTCGGTTTCCTCGATGTAGGGCAGTTCAAAAACAAGCCTGTCGTTTTTGTCCACGATGGCAAACGTGTCGCCGTTGCCCCGGAATTCCCACGGCGTCGGCGGCAATCCGCTACGCTCTGAGTCTGCCAGCGCCTTCGACTCGTTGGTGTGGCGGATGTAGTAGCCCATCAGCTTGGTGGCCACGGCGATGTTGACATCGTTTGCCAGCTTCACCGGCTCAATTTCTTTGCAGTACCGTGTTAGGACCTTTTGGCGAACGTGCTCCATCCACTCGCCTAAATCCTTGCCAACTAGGGCAAGGTGCGTCTGGTAGAATTCGCCGGTATTGATTGCATACGGTTCCAGATCGTGCGCTTCGACAAAACGGGTCATGTCTATGGTCCTTGCTGGTTGTCGGTTGGGGTATATAGCCCTATTGCCTACCAAGGCAATAGGGCTAATGGCTTAGACGTTAACAGGATGGAAGCCGGCGGCATTGAACGCATCAAAGCCGTTCGGCGAACGGTCGCCTCTGGCAATCCGCAAGGAAACGACAAGCGGAATTCCAAGCGCGGCCGCCTCTTGTTTGTAGGTTTCCAGTTCGGCCGCCGCATCTATGGTGCGTTTAATTTCTACCGTCTTTGACGGCAGCGGCCCATCGCTGCCGATACTAAGCGCGACTTGCAGAAAGCCATTTGAACGTTGGGCGTTGTAGGTCGATAGAATAAGCTTCGCCATTGTCTTGGTCCTTGGTTGGTTGACGGCACCATCGCCATCGTGACACGGCCGGCAGGGTGTGGCGGACCTGCGCGGCCGTGCTGCGATAGCGACTGATTAGGCCGCCTCTTGCAGTGGTTCCGACTCTGCCAAGGACTCCGGTATGAAGTCCCAGTTAGGCAGGTCGATTGTCACGGTCCCGAAAGTCACGGCGCGAATTCTGCGCTCCCATCGGGACGCGTTGTTAGCGCTCACACCTGACCAGATCACGCTAACGCTGTATGTGTTGGGCAACACAATCCCGTCGCGCTTGGCAAGCCATCGGGCATAGTCGGCGGCCTTGCGCTCAAATTGCGAGTCGGTGGTTGGCGTGACTTTCGGGCGCTTGGGTGCGCGGTAGTGCAGCTTGTGGCGCTTGCCGTCCGCTATCCAGCGCTTTAATGGCATCGGGC